AATACTTGTGCTATAGATAGTATGTACTCACTTTAGGACAATGACCACGCCAAACTGGCAGCACCACTCCAAGAAAAACCAAAAGCGTCGTCTCAAACCTCAAGCAATGCGAGCGAGGCGAGAAGCACGAAGACACTTGAAGAACCGTCTATTGACCTCTGGCAAACCACGCCAGGGGTCTTATAGTATGTGCATCAACGCAAGAGAGACATGCTGACCCAGGAAATCAAAGGTAACCTTGCCCGTTTGCTGGCAACTGAGAACTTGATTGTGGAGCACCGTAAGGTCTCCACAGCATCGTTTGACGTTGAGCGCCGTGTCCTCACTCTGCCCAACTGGGACCGCGCTTCCAGCACCGTATACGATATGCTGGTGGGTCATGAAGTGGGACATGCTCTCTTCACTCCCAACGAAGACTGGACTGCCAAACACGATTGTCCTAGAGACTTCATCAACGTCATCGAAGATGCACGTATCGAAAAACTGATGAAGCGTAAGTATCCTGGTCTGCGTAAGTCCTTTGCTGGTGGATACAAAGAACTGAATGACAAAGACTTCTTCGGTATTGAGGGTGAAGATCTCAACACCTTCAGTCTGATCGATCGTATCAACCTCCACTTCAAGATTGGTGCTAGTGCCATGCTTCCTTTCTCTGTTGAGGAGCAGGTGTTTGTTGCTCGCACTGATGTTGCTGAGACCTTTGAAGAAGTTTGCCAGATTGCTGTTGATGTATACAACTTCTCTAACAAAACTGAAGAAGTAGAACAACCTGCTGCTCAACCTCAGCAGTCTGAAAATGAAAGTACCGATGGCGAAGAATCTGTGCAGCAACAGGAGAGTCAATCTGTAAATGAGCCAGGTGGTGACAGTTCACCTGCTGGCAGTTGGGATGATGAAGACGAAGAGGAAGCAGATACTGCAGAATCAGTAGGTGGTGAAACTTCTGAAACTCAGCGTGCCTTTGACAATGCTGCTGAAAAACTGACCAACCGTCATGCCAGCAATCCTGTGTATGTTGAGATCCCTGAGAGTGTTGATCTCCCTACTTATATTGCTGACTGGACTGAAGTTCATGACTGGATTGATGAGTACCGTTCTAGGTGGATGGCAGAAGGTGACCGTGAAGATCGTTGGGAAGATGTAGATAAATCTTACAGGGAGTTTCGTAAGCAATCACAGAAGGAGGTAAACTACCTTGTTAAGGAGTTTGAGTGCCGTAAGTCTGCTGACGCTTACGCTCGTGCTGGTCAATCTAAGACTGGTGTTCTTGATACTACTAAGCTTCATACTTATAAGTATTCTGACGACATCTTTAAGAAAGTAACTGTGCTGCCTGATGGCAAGAACCATGGTCTGCTGTTCCTGCTTGACTGGTCTGGTTCTATGGGCAAAGAGATTCATGCAACAGTCAAACAAGTTTTGAATCTCACTGCTTTCTGTAGGAAAGTTCAGATTCCTTTTGAGGTTTATGCTTTTACCAATGAGTGGTATGCAGTCCGTCGTGCTAAAGAAGGCAAGGATGAATACCTTTCTAATGAAGAGTATTTTGCCCAACAGAATTGCAAAGAGGGCAAAGTCTTCTTGCAAAAGGATATGTTCCATCTGATGAACTTTGTTTCCTCTCGTTCTAACTCCAAAGAATATGAGCGTATGTGCCTGAATCTTTATCGAGAGGCGTATGCTTACAACCATCATGTTGCTTACCCCACCACGTTTGGTGTTGGTCTGTCTGGAACTCCTCTGAACGAAGGTATTGTGATGCTTAACTACATTATCCCTAAGTTCAAGAAGCAGAATGATCTTCAGAAGGTCAACGTTTGCATTCTGACTGATGGTGATGCCTGCCAATCTTCTTATGGTCGCAAGTATTACAATGACCACACTGATGAGTATTATGTGCGTCCTCGTCGTCTCGATTACAACACTGTTTTGCGTGATCGCACTACTGGACGTGTATACGCTATGAACGATGGTTGGGGTGAAATGACTAACACCTTCATCCAACAACTGCGTGATCGCAATGCTGGTGTGAATGTCCTTGGTTTTCGCATCATGGGTGGCAGCGGTCTGTCTAGTTTTGTAGGCACCTATGCTAGTCTCGCTCACTATGATCAAGTCCAGAAGCAGTGGAAGAAAGACAAGTCTGCTATCATTCCTCATCCAAAAAGTTACACTGCCCTCTATGCCATTAGCAACAATTCTGTTGATGCTGATACTGAGTTTGATGTAGAGAGTGGTGCAAAGAAAGGTGAGATTACCCGTGCATTCAAAAAAATGTTGAAGACCAAATCTACTAACAAGAAACTGCTAAATTCTTTTATTGAGTATGTCGCCTGACGAACTGTCCACTGGGGGTCGCTGAGACCCCACCCCTGCCCTATACTTACTTCATACGCAACCAACCAATGCCTGCTAAGTCTGACCTGACCACCACACAACTTACTTCTTATCTGTCTGAATCTTATGGCAGTGACATCAATGCTGATCATGTCCGTGGTGCAGCAAACCACTTTGGTGTTACTTATGCTACTGCTGTCAAGCGTCTGCGTGACTTCTATGTCAAGCGTGGCACTTGGAACCTGACTGTTGCTGAGCGTCTTGAGCAGACTTATGAGGCACCTGCTGCTGCTCCTGCTGTTGTAGAGTCTATCAAGCAGAACCTTGTTCCTGACAAAGATGCTAACTACGTTCCTTTCGGTAACTTCTCTGACGTAAAAAAGATCATTCAGTCTCGCATCTTCTACCCCACTTTCATCACTGGTCTGTCAGGAAACGGTAAGACTTTCTCTGTTGAGCAAGCATGTGCTCAACTAAATAGAGAGTTGATCCGTGTAAACATTACCATTGAAACTGACGAGGATGACCTTATTGGTGGTTTCCGTTTGGTTAACGGTGAAACTGTTTGGCATAATGGTCCAGTCATCGAAGCTCTGGAACGGGGAGCTGTGCTGCTTCTAGATGAGGTTGACTTGGCATCTAACAAGATCCTGTGTCTGCAATCTGTGCTGGAAGGCAAAGGTGTCTTCCTGAAGAAGACTGGTCGTTATGTTCAACCTGCTGCTGGATTCAACGTCATCGCTACTGCCAACACCAAGGGCAAGGGTTCTGATGACGGACGCTTCATCGGCACCAACGTGCTCAACGAAGCATTCCTTGAGCGTTTTGCACTGACCTTTGAGCAGGAGTATCCTACTCCCGCTATTGAGTCAAAGATTCTGAAGATGGTTGCTACCTCGCTTGCGGTTGCTGATCACGCTTTCTGTGAGAATCTTGCTAACTGGGCAGATATCATCCGTCGCACTTTCAAGGACGGTGGCATTGACGAGGTGATCAGCACCCGTCGTCTTGTCCACATCATGCGAGCATATGCTATCTGGGGTGATCGCATGAAAGCAATTAAGGTTTGTGTAAATCGTTTCGATGACGAGACTAAGCAGTCGTTCATCGAACTCTATGATAAAATTGATGCTGACGTTTCTACGGAGGAAGAAAATGCCGCAAACCAGGACTGATAAGTTCCACGGTTATGTAAACAGTCTTGCTGTTCTTGACAGTGGCAAGACTGTTAAGATCCTAGGTGGTGAGGGTCTGAAGTTGTTTGTCAAAGATCTTGACGGCAACGTCGAAGAATGCTACCATGATAATCTACGCCTAATCTGGAATCGTTGAATGGCTTTCAAATATAATGAAGATCAACTCCTGAAGGAGTTGCGTGATTACATTTCTAGTACCTATGGACAACACTACTCTGCTGGTAATGACAGCATCCAAACGTTAGACTTGATCGAAGCATGTGGTGACGCTGAAGCATTCTGCCGAAGCAACATCCTCAAGTATGCTTCTCGCTACGACAAGAAAGGAACTGCACGTCGGGACATTATCAAGATCCTGCACTACGGTCTCCTCCTTCTTCACTTCTCTGACAAGACCGCTGTTATCGAACCCTACAATCAATGAGCAAAGTTATCCTATCTAAAAAGACTCTCGATGTCCTCAAGAACTTCTCGACAATCAATTCCTCCATCGTCTTCCGTAAGGGAAGCACTGTACGGACCATCTCTAACGCAGAGAATATCCTTGCAAAGTTCACTGGTGAGGAAATTTTCCCTGTGGACTTCGCTATTTATGATCTCAGCCAGTTCCTTAGCGGCATCAGCCTGTTTAATGATCCTCAGCTCGAGTTCACATCTGGCGATTTTGTTAGCATCCGTGGGGGGCGTCAGTCTGCTAAGTATTATTTTTCAGATCCTGAAATTACGCTCAAGAGTGCTCCAGAAAAGAATGTGAAGTTTCCTGGTGCTGACCTTCAGTTCAGTCTTTCTGGTGATGATCTGATTGCTTTGCAGAAAGCATCTGCTGTGTATAGTCTTCCAGATCTCACCTTCCAATCTGAAGAAGGTGTCAATGAAATCAAACTCATTTTGCGTGACAAGGAAAATGATACCAGCAATACTTACGATCTCACCGTGGCGGGTTGTTGCACTGGTTCTTATTCATTGGATGTCAAGATTGAGAACATCCGTTTGCTTCCTGGTGACTACACAGTCAAAGTGTCTCAGCATTTGATTTCTGAGTGGACAAACCAAAACGCTGATCTGACCTATTACATTGCATTAGAACCTTGATTGATATTGAAGTAGTTGATAATTTTTTTCCTCCATCCTACTTTGAGAGGATGCAGGAAATTATCCTAGGCGATAGTATGGAGTGGAACTTCAGAAAAGATATTACCCTCCAGTCAGATGCTAACAATAGTTTGTTTGATTATGGATTTAATGTCCATCTATTCAGTGACTATGAAGGAGAGCGTAGTTTCAATGAGAAAACTATGACTCATTTTCTTGGTCCTGCTGTATTCATGATGCAGGATTTTACTGGAGAAGAAACAACGTATCGAGCACGTCTAGACATGACTGTGTATGCTGGAGATAAACTGCATATGCATCCACCTCATGTTGATCTTCCTACTCGCAATACTACTGCCATCTTGTATTTTAATGAAGCTGATGGACCAACTGTTATCTTCAATGAGCGAGCGATCAACGTTGATGATATGGACAAACGAGAGCGTAGTATCAACAGTGATTTTCTGAGACTCAAATACGGTGAGTATGATTACAATAAACTCACTGTGAAGAAAAAGATTGATCCCAAACCTAACAGGGTTCTGTTCTTTGCAGGTGACCATGTGCATACTGGACACTCACCAACTAATGTAAAAAATCGTGTTCTTCTGAACTGTAACTTTGGACCAAAGAAAGTCTTAGAACTCTCTTCTTCCATGCCTCCCCACATGTAATGAAACACATTCTCTTTACATTAAAAGGTTGTACGAAAGATCTTCTGAATGATGAAGAGTTCGTTAGGGATATTGTTTATACAGCATCCAGAAAGTGCAAGTCTACATTGCTTGCACTTCATTCTCACAAGTTTGATCCTCAGGGTGTAACTTGTGTTGCCATGCTTGCTGAGTCACATATCAGCATTCATACCTGGCCAGAGAAAGGCATGGCGGTGTGTGATATCTTCACATGCGGTGAGCATACTAAACCCAAAAAGGGTGTAGAATATATGCAAATGATGTTCAATGCCTCGGACATCATATCTAAATCATTTACCAGACCACTTGAATGAGCAAAGAGTTTTTGTGGGTGGAGAAATACCGCCCGAACATTGTTGAAGACTGCATCCTGCCAGACACTATCAAAGAAGTGTTCCAAGGTTTCGTCAACCAGGGTGAACTGCCTAACCTGCTGCTGAGTGGCACTGCAGGTGTGGGCAAGACTACCATTGCTAAGGCGCTGTGTGAGGAGATTGGTGCCTCTTACATCGTGATCAACGGATCTGATGAGGGACGCTTCCTAGACACCGTGAGGAACCGTGTGAGGCAGTTTGCCACAACCATCTCTCTGACCTCTGGAGCGTCCCACAAGGTCGTTATCATCGATGAGGCAGACAACACCACTAACGACGTGCAACTGTCCCTCAGGACCGCTGTGGAGGAGTTCCATGGCAACTGTCGTTTTATCTTCACCTGTAACTTCATCAACAAAATCATCGAACCGCTGCACTCACGCTGCACGGTCGTTGACTTCAGGATCAAACCTGAGCAAGCAACCAATCTTCAGGGTCAATTCTTTACTCGTCTTAAAACAATTCTGACTCATGAGCAAGTTGAGTATGAGGACAAAGTGCTTGCTAAGCTTACTAAGCGTTATTATCCTGATTGGCGTAGGCTTATTAACGAGTGCCAACGGTATGCCGCTACTGGTAGTATTTCGTCTGCTATCCTTGTGGATGTTGCTGATGTTAATTTGGATGCACTCCTTGCGGCACTGAAGAAGAAGGAGTTTACCACTGTTAAGAACTGGGTTGTTCAGCACATGGACAATGACCCTACGATGGTCATGCGTAAGATCTATGATAGTTTGTATGGGGTTCTCAAACCAGCATCTATTCCAGAAGCAGTGCTTGTGATTGCTAAGTATATGAATAGCATTCCTATTGTTCCTGATCAAGAAGTAAACCTCTTGGCATGTCTAACAGAAATCATGATGAGTTGTGAATTCAAATGACATTAGAAAATTACAAGTTAGTAAAAGACAAGACAACTCTTCCAGTAGAGGGAGAGATTAGATATAAGAGATACGTTAGAAAGAAGACGGGGGAAGAACAACTTGATTTCTTCCAATGGACTGATGGTAAATGGAAGTATTATCCTAGACCAGAAGAGTTTAGAGCAAAACTTGGTGAACCAGTTGGAACTATCAAAGAAGATAGAGATAGGAAT